ACGCTGGAAGCACAACGTCGCCGCCCGGCTCGGCGACCTGGCCGCCGGGACGGGCATCACCGGCACCTATGAGCACAGCGGCGACGATCGGCAGAGCGAGATCAACCCGGACTGGTCGCTGACGAAAACGAAGACGGCGAATCTGTACTCGCAGGTACCGGCCGTGCAACTGACGCACGAAAACGAAGAGTACGCCGCCGGGATTCAGCCGTTCGCCAAGGCGCTCAATTACGAGTTGGGCGAGAAGCGATCGAATGTGGGCGTCTGCATGGAAGAGGCGCTCAACGACGTGGTCAACGCGTCGGGCGTCGCCGCGGTGATCGTCGGCTTCATCGCCCGCTTCGAAGATGTCGAAGTGCCGGCAATGGACGTGTCGCAGTTTCCGCCCGAGCTGGTGCAGCAAGCGATTGCCGCGGGACAGATCGAGATGAAAACGATCCCGCGCATGACCGACTACAAGTTCCCGGCGACGCGGCTGTCGCCGGGCGATCTGTTGTGGCCGGCGGAGTTCACCGGCAGCAATTTCGACGATGCCGACTGGATGGGACGCACCGGCCGTGCGACCTGGCCGGACGCGAAGGCCGACTTCAAGCTGAAGGACGCACAGAAGCACGACGCCGTCGGCAACGGCGAAGTCGACGCGCAAGACGACTTGCGCGGCCCGCAGTTTCGCGGCGACGTCGCGATCGCCGACGCCGAAATGGTGACGTTCGACGAGCTGTACTACTGGCGCTCGCGCGTCGACCCGGACGAGACGTCCTTCGCCGCCATCTGGCGCCTGGTCTTCGTGCACGGCATCGAAGCGCCCGTCGTGCACGAGCCGTGGAAGGGCCAGCAGTACGACAAAGAGCGCAAGCAGTACGTCGGCAATCACAAATGGCCGATCCGGGTACTCACGCTCACCTATGTCTCGAATCATCCGGTGCCGCCGTCGGACACGGCCGCCGGCGCGCCCCAGGTGGCGGACATGCGGCGCTCGCGCCGGCAGATGTTCACCAATCGCGATCGCTCGCGGCCGGTGCGCTGGTACGACACCAACCGGATCGATCTGGAGACGCAGAACCTACTCAATTCGGGCGGCTGGCAGGAGTTCATCCCGACGCAGGGCGACGGCAGCCGATCGGTCGGCGAGATCGCGCGCGCCAGCTACCCGTCCGAGGATCTGACCTTCGATACGCAGACCAAGCAAGACCTGATGGAGTCGTGGCAGATCGGCCCGAACCAATCAGGCACAACCGCCGGCGGCGGCGCGACGGCAACCGAGTCCGACAACGTGCAAGCGAATTTCGCGACGCGCATCGGCCAAGAGCGCGCGCGGGTGTCGACGTTCTTTCTCGGGATCTGTGAAGTGCTCGCCGGCTGGATGTGGCTCTACTCGGATTTCCCGAGCCTGAACGCCGCCGAAAAAGACGCCATGAAAAAGGCGTGGGATTCGACGCATGTGCTGCACGACGTCGTGCTGAAGATCCGGCCCGACAGCGCCATTGTGCTCGAAAGCTCGCAGCGCATCGAGCGGCTGATCAAGTTCCTGAACTTCGCCGGCAAGAGCGGGCAGATCGACCCGTCGTCGGTGATGGCGGAGATCGCCGAGCTGTCCGGGCTCGATCCGACGAAGGTGATGAAGAAGCCGGAACCGCCGCCGCCCGAGCCGCCGAATATGTCCTACCGCTTTTCCGGCAAGGACGATCTGATCAATCCGATGGTGGTCGCGCTGCTCGTCAGTCAGGGCAAGGCGCCGTCGCCGGAGGACATTCAAACCGCACAGAAGATTCTGGCGGCTGCGGCGACGCCGATCGCGCCGCCCATGCCGCCGCCCGGTTCGGAGGGTCTCCCCGGTCTCGGCCCCGGCGAACCCCCCGAAGGCGGAGGGCCGCCGGAGCTGGCGCCTGGCGGTGGGCCCGGTCCCGGCGGCCCCTTGCCGATGTTGGACGCGCATCCCGAGTGGACGCTGCCCGACAAGATTTCCAAACGCTCGCGTGACGCGGAGGGCTGACCCGATGCCGATGTACGACTATCGCTGCGACGTGTGCGGCGCCGACGCGATCGACGTCCTGGCGCCGACGTGGATCACGGAGCGCCCCTGCCCGGCGTGCGCCGGCCAGTCGCGCCGCATCATCCTGCCCGGCAAAGCCAACGCGGTGATCGGTGACGAGATCGACGTGACGATCCGGCACGGCCTGGTCGACGAAACGACCGGCGATCCGATCCGGTACCGCTCGCGTGAGGCGCTCATGAAAGAAGCCGAACGGCGCGGTCTGACCAACCACGTTGAGCACGTCGGCGAATCAGGGTCGGACAAGTCGCGCGCGACGTCCCGCTGGATCTGAAGGAGTAGGTAATGGCTGATCTCATCGACACGATTACCAACGCGGTCGCAGACGTCGAGCAGGGCACCGAGCCCGAGCCGCTCGCCGGCGAAGCACTCGGCGGCGACGACGGCGGCGGGAGTGTCGACACGGGCGGCGACGATGGCGACGGCGGCGGTGCTGGCCCCGACGCCGTCAGTCCGTCTAGCCGGGCGGCCGGCGCGGAGGCGGATGGTGGGCAACCGTCTCCGCCGCCCGTCCCGCCTGACGAGCTGACGCAGGAACTCGAAGCGTTCGGCATCAAGGCGCCGGCGGATGGGAAGGAAGGCGGGCGGTTCCGCTGGAGCCAGGTCCGCAAGGTGGTCGAGAACTCGCGCAAGAAGCTCAACGAGCAACACACGGCCGTCATTCGGCAGCGTGATCAGCAGCTCGCGCAGGCCGGCGAACGGCTGAAGAATCTGGACGCCGTCGACAAGATCATCGTCGAAGACCCGGACCGTTACATCGGCATCCTGGCGTCGATTCACCCGGACAAGTACGGCAAGTTCGTCAAGGCGGGACAAGCCGCCGCGGCGGCGCCGGTGCGGCCGAAGCCAGGCGAGGAACCGCCGGGCCCGGATGCCGAGTACTCGGACGGCTCGCGCGGCTATTCGACGGAAGGGCTACGCGCCCTGCTTGAGTGGCAGGCGGCGCGTGTGACAGATCAGGTCACAGAGCAAGTCGAAGCGAAGTACGCGGCCCGCTTCGGCCCGATCGAACAGGAGTGGAAGCACACCAAGGCTGAGGCGGAGTTCAACGCCAAGCACATCCCGATCGTGCGCGGCCAGATCGCCGCGGCCCGGGAGATGTGGGGCAAAGGCGTCGACACGCATGAGGCGGAGATCGTCAAGATGATGGCGCTCAACGACGGACAGCAGGGCCGGCCGTACCTGTCGTTCGATGCGTGTGTCGCGAAGGTGCTCCTGCCGAAGCATCGTACCGACCGCAACCGGATGCGCGAAGACGTGCTCGCCGAGCTGCAAGGCCGGCCCGCGGCGGCGGGGCACACCGGCACCGGCGCGGCCGCGGCCGGCAGCGGGCAGGCGGCATCGGCGGCGGCGAACGGCAACGCCCGCAGCCTGGAGGAAGTGATCCGCGGCGCGGTTGCCGCGTCCGGGTTGCGCGGGTAGTGGCGCCGGCGCAAAAGCCTGGACGCTCGAAGCAGGACTACCAGACGCCGCCGGAGTTCCTGGCGGCCGTCAAGCGCCGCTTCGGGATTCGCGAGTTTGCGATCGACCTGGCGGCGGACGCCGACAACGCCGCCGCGCCCATCTGGTACAACGAAGAGGCGGACGCGCTGACGCAGCCGTGGGGTCCGGTGGAAGGCGGGCACAGGTGGTCGTGGTGCAATCCGCCATTCGCCAAGCTCGCGCCGTGGGTGGAAAAAGCCTGGACCGAATCGCGCGCCGGCGCGCATGTGCTGATGCTCGTGCCGGCCGGCGTCGGCGCGAACTGGTGGCGCGACTTCGTCCACGGCAAGGCGTTCGTGCTGCTGTTGAACGGGCGCCTGACGTTCGTCGGCGAACCGACGTGCTACCCGAAGGATTGCTGCCTGCTCATCTACGGGCCGGACGTGGCGCCGGGCTACGACGTCTGGTCGTGGGCCTAGTGGCGCCCTTCAGCATTGTCCTGATCATCATGGCGATGCCGCTGCTCCTGGCCGTGGCGTTCATCGGCTGGCTGCTCCGGCTGTTCGGGGTCATTCCCAAAACAGATTGACATGGCGTCGGCCATGCGCGCAGACTATCGGTCAACAGCGCAGTGAACTCGCCGACGTCGGTGTGACCGTCGGCAGTACTCAGGCCGCGTTGTTTCAGCCGCTTCCCCGCACACCTGTAACGCCGCAAGCATGTCCAGCGGCCCCGCGTCGCGCCCGTAAGGCGCCCTTTGGCACGTCGCTCCCCCTTAGCGAGCGGCACCTAATCCCAATTTTTTTAGGGAGACGCGATGGCTCTCACTATCAGTCAGATCATGGCCGTGTCCTATCCCGCCGTGCTCGCCGAGATGCGGAAACCGGCGAACCAGTGGGCGGAATCGGCATTGCTGCGTGAACTCGAAAAGCAAGGCGCGATCGAGCGCAAGTCGCTCGGCTCCACGATCGAAGCGCCCCTCGACTATCGGCGCAACCCCGGCACCGTCATTCAGGCGACGGATCTTCAGCCGCTCTCGATGTCGAAAACCGAAGTGATCACGGCGGCGTCGTATGACATCGCGGAGATCACGGCACCGATCGTCTGGTCGAAAAAAGACGAGGTGATGAACCCGACCGAGAACCAGAAGATCGCGCTCGTCAAGGCGCTGCTCGAAAACGGCATCCAGTCGCACGACGACATTCTCGAACAGGCGTTGTTCGGGCTGTCCACCAACGGGCTGCTCGGCCTGCTCACCCACGCGCCGATCAACGGCCAGGGCAGCGATGGCGGGATCGACTCCGCGATCGAAACCTGGTGGAGATCGCAGACGGCAACCTACACCACGAGCGCGGACATCGAAGCCGCGATGACGACGGTGTGGAACCGTTGCGCCAAGGGCTCGGGCAGCAAGCTCCTGCCGACGCTGATCGTCTCCGACGGCGCGACGCAGGCTCTCTTCGAGAGCGCACAGCAGGCGTTGCAGCGGTGGTCGAATACCGACGAACTGAAGGCCGG